CTAATGTCCGGCGATTTCTTTCGCGGGTTTGCGGACGGGTTAAGCAACACGCACCGCGCGCGCTTTCAAGAAGTCAAAGTTAAGGGCGAAGAAAAGGGTAAACGAAAACGCGTCGTCTGCGGTTGCGGTTGGGTCGGCCCGACCGCGCGCGCGGAGTTGTTCGGGGACATGCCCGCGCGATGCCGATTCGAAGACGCGAAAGACGAGTAACCGCGCTCGCGCCGAAAAACTATTTTCAAAAACTTAAATAGTTGTAAGTCGTTTCGCCACGTTGAACGCTCGACCGATGAACAACGAGTTACGTCGCAAGTCGCGGCGCACTAAAATTCGGTCGATTGGATTTTGTTATAATGCCGTATAACGAAGTCGATCGTCGACTTCGCCGATCTTTGATTTTTGAATAACGAAAGTGAGTAATCACATGAGCAAGAAGCACGAAAGCTTCCAAGGTACTGATTCTAAAATGAAACCAGTAATCACGATGGCTAACAGCGAGGGATACCATGTCGAATATTATGTTCTCGTGGAAGGCCAACGTCTCAGGTTTCCCGGTGTCAAAGAAGGCAGCGCGCGCGCCTATTGGTTTGGTCCGGCGTTAGTCACGCGCGACCTTTCGCATAGAGGCTTAAGCGATAATGAAATGTGGAGCGACGATCCCGGAGCGTGGGAAGGCTTGCAAAACTTGGCGCGACTTGGCTTGGCTTATCTCGAAGAGAACGCGGGCGGCGAAGACTTCAGTCTTTGGACCGATGAAGGCAAAGCGAAGTTGGCGCAGTTCGAGCCAAAAGTAAATAAGTAACGAAGCTCGACGGGATAGCCGTCTTGCCCGATCGCGGGTAAGGCGGCTTTCCTGTTGTCTGTCGGCTGTTTGAAAAAAGACAGGAATAAATTGTTTAGGGGTATGGATCTTTTGGGTCGACCGTGCTATATTCCACTCATGAGCAATTTAACGACAACAACGAAAGGCAACAAAATGAGCAATCGAACTCCCGAAAAAATCATTGAAGACATCCACCGCTGCGAAGACTTTATCAGCGAAGTAGGCGCAGAGGCGCGAAACGAAGCAGTCTTATACGGTGACGCAGTTCCTCAATCTGGATACCAAACAGCAATACACGCACTGACCAAATTAGAAGCAGAACTAAAGGAGGCAACAAAATGAGCAACGAGACAATCAACACAAACGAAAAGATGGTCGACGCGGTACTACGCGACATATGGAAGAAACGCGCTTGTTTCGCCAGTCGCCTGTCGGCGGGTTACAGTGTCGCGGTTCGAGTGACTCACGCCGAAGCCCCGTTTAACGCGTTGAACATCAACGCAAAAATGAACGGGCGAAACCTCAAGGTTTTACATGAGGGAAGCATTATTGGCGCGTTGTCCGGTTGGGGGGCCGCGCCGAAATCAAAGAAGTACAAGCAAGCGGGAAGCGAAGTCGTCTTGGCGACGGTCCAAGTCGAAGACTTGAAAACAGAGATTAAGTGGAATCTAAACCAAAAACGAAAGGCAACAAAATGAGTAACGAGACAAGTAACACAAACGAAAAGGCAGTCGACAATAGGCTTCCCCTGACAAACGCCGGTAACGCGCAAGGTTGCACTTGCTCTGCGCCGACAAGTAACCGCTACACTTTGAAGGATCGCGGCGACGGAGAAGTCGCACCGCATTGCAGCGGTTGCGGCGAGGAGTTGGAGCTATGAACGACCCAACAACGAAAATTCAATTAATCTGGAAGAAGATCGAAGCCGGTTGCTATCGCGCGACCTCGCCAGAGGGCGCGCTTATTCAGGTTGCCAAGTATCCCGGCAACTACGCACCGGGCGGGCGACCTTTCTATTGGGCGGTCACGCTTTGGGACACCGAGGACGTAACGAACTTGACCTTCAAAGATCGCGCCGAAGAAATCATACAAGCCGACGGCGTTTATCAGGGAACACTACTCGAAGCCAAAGACTACGCCGAAGACCTTTTAACTTGGGCGCAGAACGAAACGGTTAAATCGGAAGCATTCGAAGCGAGCGTTTATCCGAGATTCTTCTTGCCCGGCGAGTACGACGTCGCGACAGGTCGACCGGCGGCGGAAGTTTACGAATTTAACGGCGATCGAATCGTCGCGAAGGGGGAAAAATGAAACTTGCAACGTTAACCAACATCGCCCGCGAATTGCTCGCGGTCGTTTTTGTCGCGGCAGTCTTTGCCGCAATTCTCGCGGTCGATACGGTTCGGCTCGATCGCATTTTTACGGAGTGGATTAAATGAGCAAAGGCAAACTAACAGCGGCGGTAAAAGATCGACGCGCGACGCGCGTCAACATTGCGCGCGCCGCGCAACTAATGGATATGAAGTATTCGTCTATCCGCGAAGCGATGGATCGCGGGTACATCCGGGCGACCGTTCGCTATGAAGGGTCAAACGGGCGAACGGGTCGGCTTACAACAATTGGCGACTTGGAAGACTTTCGACTTGTGCTAATCGAACGTTACTCCGCGTACAACAGCGAACACCACGCCGCGAAAGTCGAGTCGCTTCAATCTATCGGCGACCTTTCGGACATTGCAACATGAGCAACAAAACGAAAGCAACAGGCGATACGAATCTCGACCGCGCCCGCGCGGCGGGGTTCGAGATTGTGACCTATTCTTCCCTGTCCCGGTTCAGGAATTGCCGTCGAAAGTTCAAGCTCGGCTACGTTGACGGACTCAAGCCGAAAGCGAAGAGCGACGCGTTGTGGATTGGAACGATTTTTCACAACGCGATCGAGGCGCATTATAAGCGCGGCGAAATTGACGTCGACCGTTTCTTAACCGAAGAGCAAGGTTTAACGCTCGACGACGAAACTCGCGGAACGTTTGAGTTGTTGCGCGCAATGTTGCGCGGCTACTTTGCGCGTTGGGGTACGTCGAAAAGCGACAAGCCCGTCGGCGTTGATCCTCGCGGGATGATTCGCGACGACGAACTTGAATATCTCTACGTCGAACCGACATTCGTTCACAAAATCCGCAATCCGGAGACGGGCGCGAAGTCGCGTTCGTTCATCCTGTCCGGCAAGATCGACGGACTCGTTCATTTGAAAGGAACGAACGAGCTTTACATAAAGGAAAACAAGACGGCGGCGACGATCGACGGCGCATATCTTGAGCGGCTATGGTCCGATTTCCAGTCGATGCTATACGCGCGATACATCGACGACATCGTTTCGGACGGTTTCGGAATGAGAGTCGTCGGCGTTCTGTACGACATAACCGAAAAGACGCGCATTCGTCGCAAGGCGGGCGAGACTGTCGACAAGTTCGAGGAACGACTCGGTCGTTACAAGACCGAAAAAACGATCGAGAAGCACCGCGAAGCGGGACCGAAGCCCGCCGAAACTTGGGAAGCGTTTCGCGAGCGCATGAAACGCGAGTACGAAAACCCGGACAAGATGCACCGCGAGTTAATACGCTTCGACGAGCAACGGCTCGCGGACATCGACGGCGAGGTTTGGGAAATGACGCAACAAATACTCGACGCGCGTCGACGCGACAGGTGGTCGATGAACACTTCGCAATGCTATTCGTTCGGCTTCGGCTGTTCGTTCGTCCCGATTTGCCGCGCGGGCGGAGTCCTCGACGAGATAACAGCGAACGACTTCGAGGTTCGAGTTCCATTCGAAGAACTCGACGACGTAGACTTCGACTTCGAGTCGAACGGAATGATTTTTCAGCCGACCGAAAAAAAGGTCGCTTCGACTATTGACACCGGCGACGAATCGCCTACCCTTCCTTTCTAACCTTTTCCATTTTTTGGAGTTCAAGACATGACAACGAAAGCAACGCAAACGAAACCGGCGGAAGCGACGCCGACAACAACGGCGAAGCCGGTAGGCGTTTTACCGACCGCCTCGACACCGCCGAAGCGAAGGATCGAAGACCTTTCGATTCTTCTTTACGGCGCGCCCAAGATCGGGAAGTCGTCGTTCGCGGCGCAGTTCCCCGACGCACTCTTCCTACCAACCGAACCCGGCTTAAACTCGCTCGACGTTTTCCAAGCCCCGGCCGACGGGACAGGCGTTAAAGACTGGCCGGAGCTTTCCCGCATTTATTCGGAAGTCGCGCGCGGCGGACACGGCTTCAAAACAACAGTTATCGACACAATCGGCAACGCCTACGAATTTGCAGCGGCGCACGTTTGCGGCGCGCGCAACGTTGAATACGCGGGCGACCTCGCGCACGGTAAAGGTTGGGGATTGATTAAAGCGGAGTTTAAGCGGCTGATTACGGCGGCGGCAAAACTTCCATTCGGTTTAATCATGATCGCTCACGCGACAAACGACAAAATCGAGCAAGGTGGTAGCGAGATAATCAAAACGCGTCCGACCTTGTCGAACGCTTGTCGCGAAGTGCTTTTGGGTCTTTGCGATATGATTTTGTTTTTCGACGTCGAGAAAGTTAACGACGACAACGGAAACGTTCGGTTCGATCGCGTTTTACGCACGAAGCCGAACGCAAACTTTGAAGCGGGCGATCGCTCGGGAACACTCCCGGCGGTTATCCGTGTACCTAACGGCGCGTCGATGAGTGGCCCGGAACACTCCCGCGCCTTATTTAACGAGTTCCGGAAAGCCTACGAAAGCGGTGTAAAAAAATGAACGACAACAACGGCGATTATTACGGCGATGTTCTGGCAGAAATGGACGACGCGTTCGCGAACGCGCCCGCTCCCGACGGCGGAGTAACCGAAGTTCCCGACGGCGATTATCAGGTCGTCGTAAAAGAAGCATTCTTGGCGACTTCGCAAACATCGGGCAACCATTTACTAAAATGGAAACTTAAGGTTATCGGTCCGCGCCATCGTGGCGCGACACTGTGGCGCAATAACGTTATCGCGCGCGATAAGATGCAATGGTTAAAGAAAGACCTCGCGGTTGCGCGGCTCAATCTCGAAAGCCTGTCGGAGCTTGAAACGCGCGTCGAAGAATTGAAGGGCGTTGTTATGGACGTTCGCGTTCAAAAGAACGGCGACTTTCTTAACGTATGGCTTAACCGTTTCGTAAAGGTCGACCCGAACGCCGATCTTTCCGACGCGGCTCAAAGTGGCTTCGCTTCGCCAGTTGTTAACGACGTCGGCGCAACAACACCGCAAGCACCAATTGACGAAGAAGGGGTTCCGTTCTAAAATCTATCGGTTTGGCGTCGCGCGCGTTTTTTGCTTTCAACAGCAGTTTCCTACTATTCCATCCCTCGCGCGCGACGCCTCTTTCTCTTATGCCAAAACGCGAAACAATTCGATTGATTGTCGACACTCGCGAAAAGCGACCTTGGGTTTTTTCGCCGATCGTGACAACGCGACGCGCGAAGCTCGAATCGGGCGACTACTCAATTGAAGGTTTCGAAGATCGAGTCGCGGTCGAGCGGAAGACGAAAGACGACTTCGTTTCGTCGATTTGTTCCGGGCGATCGCGATTCAATCGAGAGCTTCGTCGACTGCAAGCGTTCGAGTTTGCGGCGGTCATTGTTGAAGCGGAATTACCCGACTTGTTGTCGGGGAACTATACAAGTGGAATGTCCGCGCGCGCTGTTCTTGCGACAACGGCGGCGATCACGGTAGAACGCGGCATTCCTGTTTTCTTTGCGAGCCATAGAGCGGCGGCGGCGATACTCGCCGAAGCGTTCTTCGCTCGCTTCATAACTAAAAACGAAAGAACGAAAGGGCGAGCAAATGCAACGGCAGAAACAAAGACGCGCACCGCGCGAAAGGAAGACCGGCCCGGTTGAAGCGACCGGTCGGGTAACGCGAATTTACTATTCGTCCGACTCATTTTCGGCGGGCGTGTTAACCGCCGACGACGGCACCGACTACAAATTCGCGGCAAAGGGCGAACTCGAAACAGGCGACCGCGTAACGCTCTCGGGCGAGTGGAAGTATCACGCGAAATACGGCTCGCAAATTGACGGCGCGACTTTCTTGTTTGATACCAAGCCAACAACCGAAGGGCTTGTCGCCTACCTGTCGAAGAGCGATCGGTTTAAGGGTGTCGGTCCATCGCGCGCGGCGGCTCTTGTTAACTCGATCCTCGCGTTAGGTGACTTCGAAACTATTGTCGTGAACACCGACCCGGCAGAAATCGCCGAACGCGCGGGCGTTCCCGTTGCAGTCGTTGAAACACTCCGCGACGAATGGACAACGCAAGCGGGGACGAATGGGATCATGGCCGAGCTTGCCGGTTTCGGCGTGACACCGGCAGCGGCGAAGAAGTTGTTCGACAGGTTCGGCGGCTCGGTTGTAAAAACGATTCAGCGTAACCCGTACTTTCTTGTCGGTCGGATTCGAGGGTACGGCTTTAAGCGTGTCGATGAAATCGCGCTCCGGGCGGGCATGACGAAAAACGATTCGAGTCGCATAGCGGCGGGCGTTGTTCACGTTTTGCGCGAGGCGCGCGACAATGGCGGACATACATTCACGGCGGCGAAGCCGTTCGTTCGCGCCGCTCTTGAGTTGCTCGCGCTCGACACAATAGACTGTCGCGAACGCGTCGAAGCGGCAATCGGCGACGCGGTCGAGGGCGGCGATATTCGCGCGGCGGAAATCAACGGCGAACACCTGTTCGGCTTGCCTGAACTGTGGCAAGCCGAAGAGGTTGTTCAGGGCGCGATTAAAGCAAACGCGCAAGGCGCGGGCGCATTCTCCGAGCAATCGCCTGAGAGTCTCGCAAAGCTCGCTCTCGACGCGTGTTCGACCTTGAACGACGGACAAGTCGCGGCGGTCGTTGGCGCGCTCTCTAACCGCCTGTCGGTGATTACAGGCGGCGCGGGATCGGGAAAAACGTTTCTCGTCGGTGCAATCTGCGACCTGTTCGAATCTCACAACGACGCAACCGTCGCGCTTGCCGCGCCTACCGGCAAGGCGGCGAACCGCTTAATCGAATCCGTCGGGCGAAAGGCGACGACGATTCACGTTTTACTCGACCCGAAGCCGCAAACCGTCGACGGCGAAGTCGTCTTTAACTTCGCGAAAAACGAAGAAGACAAGATCGACGCCGACCTCTTGATCGTCGACGAAGTTTCCATGGTCGACGTTCTTTTATTCTCGTCGCTATTGCTCGCGGTCGATTGGAACCGAACGACGGTCGTTCTTGTCGGCGATCACAACCAACTGCCGCCGGTAGGCGCGGGCGCGGTTCTTCGCGACCTTATCTCGGGCGACCTCGCGCCGGTCGCGCGGTTAACTGAAATTCACCGCAACGCCGGAACGCTCGAACGCAAAATTAACAACGTGTTGTCTGGCGTCGTCGAGGCGTCCGTTCCTCGCGACTCGGGTTCGATTGAGATTCCGCCTTGGACCATACTTCCGAAATACAAAGACAAAGACGAAGCGGCTACGTTTATCGCGCGCCTGTTCCGCGAACATTTGGAAAAGTTCACGCGCGCGGACGGGTCGCCAGTTGATCCGATATGGGGCGTACAACTGTTAACCGCGATGCACAACGGACCGGTCGGAACGAAAGCGTTAAACTTTGCGCTTCAAACGATCGCGGCGGAGCGCGACGGACGACCGGCACCGATTGCAAATCCGAAGACCGGGATCGCCCCGATTCAAACAGGCGACAAAATCATTCAGACGAAGAACGATTACAAAATCGGAGTTATGAACGGAACAGTCGGACGGGTCGTTTCAAAAAGTGTAGACTCTCAAGACATGACGATTGATTTCGACGGAATCGGAGTCGTCGAGCTGTCCGGCTCGGCGGCGAGTAACGTCCAACTCGCCTACGCGTTAACCGTTCATAAGTCGCAAGGGTCGGAATACCCGATCGTCGTATATGTTTGTCACAAATCACAGTCAATAATGTTGCATCGAGGATTATTTTATACTGCCGTCTCGCGCGCCCGCGAAGCGGTTGTCGTCGTCGGGGATTCGTGGGGAATCCGAACTTGCGCGAAGCGGATTCGAACGGATAAGCGACGAACGTTGCTTTCGTTGTCGTCGAAATAGCAGAGAAAAGGGAACGTGCAACAGCACGGAGAAAGGGAAAGAAAGTTGAGCAAGCCAAGCGAAGCGGCGTCGGGGAATCGTTCGAGCGAGGTCGGAGAATATTACAAGAGGATAACGGCGACGCCTATCGGCGACATCGCGCGCGAACTCTTAAGCGGTCGAATTACGGCGGAAAGGTCGGGCGCGCTTTTAGTCGACTGCCCAAACCATAAATCTACATCGAAGACAAGTCTACACGTTGACACGCGCGGCGGCTTATTCCACTGTTTCGGTTG